GTTGCCCGAAGGCGCTTGTGGATTTTAGTTCTCCCGAGCCGCGCTATGCGAGTTTACGTTATTCTTTGTTTGTGTGGATTTGTGGGGTGCTGGTAGACTGATGTCCTTCCGCACTTAGCCCATATATTCGTTGTTAAGAATCTGATGTTGACGAGTTCCCCATCCGCTCAAGGCTCTTGCGCCTAGCGCAATGCCGGTGTGAACGGCAGCAGTAGCGGCTTTCTGTGCGACGTATGATCCGCCGTCGTACAGGCCTCTCGCTGCTGAATTGATGAGTTGTTGAACATGTGAGTCACCTTCGTAGGCGAGCGTGCCCTCAAGTTTGTCTAGCACTGCTGCCATGCCTGTGGTGTCACTGTCACTCCTGCTCAAACCGGTGATGTTGGCTCCGTGGATTTCGTACCAGGCTCGCACCTGGAACTCATACTCCTCCGTAGCCGCCGTTCCGCCCGACACTATAAGGCCAAGGCAGTGGTTTAAGAGGGGAAGATAATTGTAACCGAAGTCGCCCGTCCGCGCAGGCTGCCAACTCACGGAGACCCACTTGCGGGTCACCGGAAAGATCTTGGCCTCTGGCACGTTCCGGATCTGGTCGACCGTGATCGTGTCTAACTCTCCGTTCGAGGGGTGTCGATAAGCTGTTATGGTGCCAGCTTTGTTCAGTTGCGTTCCGACGTAGCGACACCGGAGTGTCATCGCCGTCATGCGGAACTGTTGGTCGTCGAGACCCAGTTGGGCGTAGGGAGAGGTGGGAAAAGTCGTGGTCCTGTTCGTGAAGTTGATCAAGGTCGTCGTTCCCCCGCCTACGGAAGTCGTGGACGTCTGCGTAGTCTGGGAGCTGTCGTTGAACGGCTGATTTGCTCTCGCAATAACATAGCCGTACCCCGCGCTCGAGTTCCCAAATGTACCGCGAATCAAAGTGGAAAACTTGTGAGTCGGAAATGATATCAAATCCGGCATGCAAGGTGGATCTCGCACTGCAAACGCATCTTTGAGGCCAATCGCAAATTTCTTCGCACACGGCGACAAAACGCCCACAGGCTGGAGCACAACCTGAGTGTTCGGTTTGGTCTTCTTCGTCTTCTGTCGCTTCTTGGGGCGCTGTCCTTGGTTGGACCGCGCGCGTTTCGGCATCTTGAGAAAACGTAAGGTTGTTAATGGTTGTTGCGTGTCTGTTCGCAACTGGTTTCGACGGCACGGGGGTATCCAGGGTAACCAACCCCCCCCGTGCCGAAGTGCATGGCGCTTACGCGCCGACATCCGTGGATGCCGACCCGCCGCCTAACTGCTCACGCTTCTTCGCTTGCTTCTTAGCCTTGCGGCGTCTGCGCGTGCGAACGCGTTTCTTGGCCACCTCCTTCGGTGGCAAGATCTCTCCTTCCAAGACCACTTCCTCATCTACGGGTAGTGGCTCTATTGGTTCCATAATTAATGGAGGTGAGAGCAGTTCATCTCTAGTGGTAACCCCCTGAAGCCAGGTGTTAAATACTTCTTGGTCCACGTCCGGCATCTGCCGTTGCACGTACTCTTCCATCCAGTCTCCGCATTCGTTATTGAACTGAGCACTCTTATCATAGCGCCCAAACCAACGCTGGTCGTCTGGATCCGGCTCGCCATTGTGGCCGACGATTTCCAAGACTTTGGTCACGAACGCGCCTATCATAGGTGTGTTCGCATCAGTCAAGTAGTAAGACAGACACTTCTTTTGCAATTTGTCTATCGCGTCGCCGCCGACGGGGCCGGTGTGGAATTTCGACAGTTGGCGTAAAACGCCGCACATCGATTCTGGTATGCCGTGCCAGATGCCGCGCGAGTACCACCGATCTAGAAAGACTATGCCTAGGTCACCACGTTCGATGACCTCGCATTTGAGGATCTTCCCTAAGGACAAGGAGACGTCGCGGTAAATGTCGGGCACGACATCCGCAGTTACTCCATCGTCTCCACCGTAGATTCCAAGACGTGAATAGGCCACCTCTTTGGTCAGCCCCATCGAACGGAAACTGTGGAACGCAACGAATGCGTTAACAACACTGTTCCAGAACGAGGTGCCGGCACTGCCTGAAAGGCGGGTGTCCAATGTCTCATAGGTCACACCGTGAGTGGTGCGTCCTTTCTGACGGTAGTGGGCCTCATGAGTCTTAATGATCCATGGGTGGTACTCGATGGGAAATGCGCGCAATAAAATTGCGCGCTCAAGTTGGCGGTCGAACTCATTGACAGTACCGTCGAAACGTGTAAAGTCTGTGAGGACCGCCATGGAGGCGTCTTCCAACACGCGGGCGAGTTTCTGGTCGATCTCTGCCGGCGTGTGACTGAACGCATACCAAACGGGCTTTAGAACCTTCGACAGTCCATGTATAATCATACTGTAGGATAGTTTAGGCTCCCCTTTCAACGTGGAAATGTTGCGAGGGTCCGCGATTTTCTGGTACGCTTCCTTCTTAAGCATTGCTGCTATTATCTTGTTTCCCAAGCCAAGTGAGGCTTCATCAAGAATTTGCCGTTGTCCCATGCGTTTCTGGACGCTCATAACTCCATCCTCATCCTCCACAGTCGCCATGCCACGTTCAGGAACGAACATGGTGGTGAACTCTTGGAGAACGCGCATAGAGAAGGCCGAAGCCTGAAAGCCATCCTTGGCCAACGCAGTGAGTCGCTTGTCAATACTACGTTGCTCATTGCCAACGGTCATATCAGGCACTAGAGCTTGGTGAATGAACGGGGTCATGAACGCCTCCCTTCCGGGTTTGGCGCTCGGTTCAAATTCACCAAACTGGTAGCGCATGACGCCGTTTCCAAGGTAAACCTCGGGTGACTTCATCATGAGTTTTTGTCTGTAGTATGCTAGGAGGGGCATTGCTGTGGCGTAGTCGTCTTTCGCATTCGGTTCACGAAGATGACGGACGACTACGGCGGCGGTGAGTTTGTTGGTGGCTTGTAATCCCATCTCTTTGAGCATGGCGTCCACCTTGAACGAAACTGCACCGCAAGCGTATGAACCAACACGGGCTGTGGAGACGATGTGGTCCTTGGCCGAGATCGCAGCCAAGCGCACAAAGTCGCCATCAACAGGCTTGAGGCGGGAAACGGGTGCGTTCACAAATACACGTTGTGCTATCACTGCCATGGGTCCCCACCACGTGCCACGCGGTGTGTAAAGTACGAGAGACCAGTCATCTCTCACACGACGCTTCTCCACATCAAACACGGTTAATCGCCATCCATGCCATATCATCACAACGTCCACGTTGTGGTTATGTATCATGTGGTGAAATTCACCCCCACCGTTCACGTGCATTGTAAGCACGTTATCGCGTTCAAAGCAATAGCGGTATGTGGGCGCCGCGCGGGCGGCGCGCTCAGGGGTGAGCGTGTATAGAAGTGTGGGATAGTTTCCGTTGACCAGTTTGTGCATTGGCACATAGTAGTCCACGTCGACTGCGGTCGTGACGCCGGTGATCTTGGCGCGACTCGGTTCGATACTAATGTCCTTGGGCCAGTACCACGAGGTATTGCCGCCCGTTTCACGGTGGCTTCTCTGCAATGGTATTGAGTCCAATCCTAGTTCCAAGCAATAGGCAGCCATGAACGCTTCGCCGCGCAGTCGGTCTGCGGCTAGCTGTCCATGGCTATGATCCTTCTTGGGGGTCTGTCTCGGTATAGGCGTGTTCTTGAACAACTGCCTAGCACGCGTCTCAGCGACCTTCGGTCGGGAGCATGTCTTGTATAGTACCAGGGAGAGACAATAGCGAATGCTGTCCTGGATTTCGTTTTTGTAGATCAGGCCGGTCACGGCCAACGAACCTACGGCTAACACAGTGGCCTTTGACGGCATGCGTAAGCGCATCATCCTGTTGGGGAGAAACTATTAACGTAT